ATCTGTCTGCCTGTTGCAGTTGCACTAGATGTTTGAGCTATAGTCGCTGATCCACGATCTATTTGTCGTCCTATAGCTGAAGCACTAGAAACTGCTGATATGGTTGATGCGCCAAGACTTATTACATGACCAACTGAAGTAAATCCTGAAGTTTGCGCTGAAGTTGCTGTAGCAAGTTTTATTACTGTAGCAGTAGAAGTAAATCCTGAAGAAGCAGCAATGGTAGAACTACCGAATCTCTTTACAGAAGATTCAGCAGTAAAACCAGAAGTTTGTGATGCGGTAGCCGCACCAAAATGATAAACGGGTTGTCCATAATGGGACTTCCCGTAGGTATATTCACCGTAGCCTACTGAGGCCATTGTCTTATGCTAATGTGATATCTAAATCGCCAGCATCAAATCTGAATACATCTCCACTAGATACAGTTTTAGAGGCAGTCAAACTTGCATAAGCAAGTAAGTTACCAGAACTTGAGGCATCTAAAATACCTACAGCTACAACTGTTCCATAGTCTGCGGTTGCAGTTGGATATTCAATCGCAGCAGAATTGGTTGCTTCTGTTGGGTCTGTACCTGAAACTGTGAATGTAGCAGTTTGTCTTGCATAAGCTCCACCTGAAACTTCAGTACCACCGCCTGTATCGGTTGGTGCTACAGTATATAAAGCTACATATAATGTAGATGGTGCTGTGTAAGCATTACCGCCAAACACATGATCTAATACTTTGTCTTCTAAATAATCGCTAAATCCAGCCATTTATTACTCCTAGTTATTATTCCAATAATGTACATTTTTACGAGATTTACCATAAGTTCGTCTTCTTTGAACCAATGATCCTTTACCAAACTCAGCTTTTTCTTGTTGTAATCTCATTTCTTCAAGAGATTTTTCATACTGAGCATTGAACAAAGGCGCTCTCTCGTCTTCCATCAAAAAAACTGATGCGTGTTTTAGTGATCCATATAAATAAACATCTGGATGTGTATTAGACACAAAGTTAGATGTATTAGAATCAGAAAGTGCATCTATCTTTCCGAAGTATGTTAATTGTAATGTATAACTGCTGTCAGGGGTAGGTGCAAGTTCGATTGTATCGTCAACTAATGCGTAATAGATTGGTTGACCAGTTTTGTTATTAATTGATTTTCTATACACATCAAGTGATTCAATAGACATTTGCATCAATGGTCTAAAGTCATTGGATGTAATTTCAATGTTGATGGCTTCTAGCCAATCAGAAGGTACTGATAAATATTGTCCGTCTGCTGTAGCGGTTGCTCGCTTAATCATCTCTTTAACTCTAAGTTTACGATTAAGTTCAGCTTCAGTATTATCAATAAATATATCTATTTCAGAAGTTAAATCTGATCTGTTTAGATAATTAGCTATGTTAGTTTTAAGCTCTGCGTATGTCATAGTTTACCTTGCCATGTTCTAAAGACTTTATTATCTGAATGATTTAACCACTTTCTCCATTGTTTCATGTCGTTAGCCCAGCCTTCTCTACAGGCTTTTTGATATACCACTAAGGGTACTTCTGCAACATGACGTAAATCTTTGCCTGGTTTATTCTCTGCTAATGCTTTGCAATGCTCTATAACAGGAGCAACATCTTGGGTGGTGTGATAAATAACCTTATCATCTTCCGTAGCAAATTCATTGGTAAAACCAGTCTTGTGATCGATAATTGTTCGTCTTGCCATATTGTTAATAATTTTATCATTGACTAAGGCTTTTAGGGAAATAACTTTATAGATAAATAAAATGACATGGTGTCATTTATATGGGTTAGATAAAAAAATGGGAGCTAATGCAAATGCACTAACTCCCATCCGTCCCAGATAATTAGGATGTGCTTAAGTCTGCAACAACACCATGAGCAGCTTCGTTGGACACTTCTAGTCCATACTCAACTACGATCATTTTTGTTTCTGCATCACCAATAGTAGCGATATCTACTGTTTGGAAATTTCTTAAATAAGCAACTTTAGCAAATTCTGGATCTACTAAAAGAAGCGATCTTTCTCTTGATCTGTTTGATGGAACGATTTTGAGTTCACCAAAGTCAGATGAATAGATAGATACTGAAGCCTCTACAGTATTTTGATCCACAAATTGTCTAGCTTGTGATCTACCTGTGAAACCACTAATAACTTGTTTGTTATGTGGGCCACAAATAGCCAATGATGGTTCACCACCATTTGTGAAAGCTAGCTCAAGTACATCTTTGAGTAGAGTTTCAGTTAAAGCTCTTTGAGTTCCGTCAGTTGGAGCAGCACCGCTTCCTGTTGAAGCACCACCAGTACCTCTTGAGTCGTTTGATGTGATCCAAGATTCAAAACCACCAGTTACACGAGCAGTTGTCGCATTACCAGTTGTTTTAGCTCCTTTTTGACATAGAGCCTCTTCCATATCTCTTTTAAGAGCTTTAGACATAATAGCAAGTTGATGAGCCATTTCTGACCTTTTACCTGCTGGATCTGAACTCTCTTGAGATCCTGTTACAGTTGCATCTCTTTTTGAGATCATACATACGTTGCTTGCTCTTACAGTAGCAGTTGAAGCTGCTCTTGAAAGTTCAAAGCCTTCTAATTCTCCACTTGCACTTGGTGTAGGTAGAGATTCTGTTTGCCAATCAAACACCACATTGTTTACGTTCCTTGTACCGATTGAGGACATGAACGGAGTTTGCATAGGAGAGATGTTGTAAATGATATTACTTAAATCTTCTCTATCAGCAGTTGCGGTGTAAGTATCAAAAGCGTTAGTTACTTTTGCCATAATATTACTCCTTGTAAATTACTTTAATAATTGTTCAAAAACTTTAGCTGCATCTGAGGGTTTCCCAGTTTTAGCTAACCTTTGTTTTGCTTTCTTCACAGGAGCTACTGATCTTGGTCGGTTCGTAGTACCAGGTCTTGCAACCCTAGCCTTTGCTTTTTCCGTTGGTTTTTTCTTAGTTGCTTTAACAGTTTTGCTTTGCAACCAAGCATTTCTTAAACCAAGTAAGGCTCGGTAGTCATACACGGCATCCATCTCTTGAGGTGAGTAACCTAAGACATTGATTCCATATTCTCGAATCGCTAGCTTATCCTTTGTTGCAACTTCAGGATCTTGCCATTCTGGTATAAGTTCAAGTAGCTTTTGCTGACCTTCTTGCACCATTTGTGCAATTTGCTCTTGCTGTTTTTGCGCAGCTTCTTGTTGAAGCCTTTGCTGTTCAGCTTGAGTGGCCTGCAACTTCTCTTTCTTCTCATCCCAGAGTTGCTTTTCTCGAACATAGCCAACGGGATCATCCTCGTATAACTTGTTCCAATCTGGCTCGCCTGCCAATTCGCCCTTTAGTTGGGCTTCCAATTTCGGTAACAACTGCGAATAAATCGCATCTCTTTGCGCTAACTCTTGTTGCTGTTGCTCAATGGTTTTCCGTTGATTTGACAGCTCTTGAGTTTTGCGTGTGTAATCTTGCTGACGTGAATATCCGCTTTGGAGTTCCTCCAGCGTGACCTCTACCTCTTCTCCGTCTATTCTGACTTTGTAGGTGGGTTGCTCTTGTTCGTCCTCAACCTCAGTTTGTTCTTCGTCATCAATTTCATCATCAAAATCGGATTCTTCATCTTCAACCATCTCTTCTTCAAGTTCGGCTGCTTCTGGTAATTCATCCTCTTCAATGACTTCCTCTTCTACTTCATTTGTGACTGCTTCTTCAACTTTTTCCTCTTGAGGAGTTAAGAAACTTTCAAACGCAGAAGTAGCTAGTTCTCCTTCAGTTTGTAAAGCAGTCGGTTTTCCGTTATTGCTCATAAATACTCCTTATGTGTATTTATAAGTATTTTATATGAATTTATTTAAAAAAGGAAAGATTTTTAGCCTACGCTACGAATCTTATTGATATGCGCTTTGGTGAGTTTGCCTTTCTCTGCAATGATCCTAAGATGTTTTTCTATCTCAGGTATTAATAAAATTGATCTATGTAAGTCCTCTCTAATATTCACATCTTTTATATCGCGAGAGTTTAACCAAAAGTTAATGTATTCGTTTTTAAGGTTTTCTATAACCTCTGCAAATACGTCTGAGTTTAATATTTGTTCGGCTTGTTCAGCCTTGACGACTTCTTCGTGTGTTGGCATTTAGACTATGT